CCCATCAAATTGGCTTCCATATCAAGCATCCACACAATAGTTTTATCATGGCCAAGGGCCTCTGTCAGAGAGACATAAAACTTTATGAGGGAAGGTTTATACAAGATCTAATTAAGGGGAAGGCCGATCCGTGTGCCACGGGTATGGAGTCAAGCTTTAAATTTCTACAAAACGTTTAGCGTCCTACATATTATAGGACAAATGTCAACGGCCAAAGTGTCGCGGTTCGAGAGGAGAGCTTGTGGGCGGGACCCACCCGGGGAGGAAAAAATGTTTCACGTGAAACGTGAACCTTGACCTGTTGGCTTGTGGCCTGTGGACGTCGCTTGCGGGCTGTGATGCGTGCTTGTGGGCGGGACCCACCCTATTTTTTATTTAAGCTTGAGGGCTGGAGGAATACGTCCAGCCCTCTTGCTATTCCTGCTCAGGAATTTTTTACACTTGTTGACGTAGGCCTTAGACAGAAGCCTGTGATCGTAAACAAAATAATTAAATAGATTGTTGTGCTTAGATCTAATGCTGGCCATAACTAATGTTTTTAATCTTTGGGTCCCAGCATTTTCTACAATCTAAACATTGCCCGCCCTGCTGCGGTGCTGGACACGTGGCCTTCTTTGTGACTACGGTCGACGTATTGGGCCAGCTTTTAATCGGTCCTTGGTTCACCATCGGTGAAGACAATCTAATAGTTAAATTATCAGGTTTATGTTTTAAATATTTTTTCACCCATGCTTCTTTGGTTGGCATCCAATGCATTCTCGACGGCGTCAACCTACAAACAGCGAAAATTTTTTGTAGGTGCTCCAGGTCCTGAACGTCTCCTGAATCGTGCCATCTAAAAACATCGGGTTTTTTTGAATTGATCAACAGCGCCATGGCCTCGACCCATCGCGGGTGTTTAATAGCTGCCAGTCTTCTGTATTGTGCATCTTGTACAACTTTGAAAACGTAACAACCTTTTAGAGCGTAACACTTATTACAAACGCTGCCTTCTATATCTTGAAGCTTGCCGCCGGTCCCGCACTCTTTGGCGGGAATACCAATTGACCATCCGGGCATCTTGCCGGGCTTGCTAAGGCCTCCAACTAATAACCAGGCCTGGGCCGTGTTTAAATTTTTTTCTTTCATGAGTCTAATATAGGTTATTGTAGGATATTGTCAATTGATATCTTTAAATTTTTTTTGTGGATAAGTGAAATTTTTTTCTTGACATATCCTATAATATCCTTTATCCTTGGACGGCGGCTGGGGATGGAGGAGGACAGATAAGAGCTTGTGGGCGGGGCCCACCCATGCGCGCTGCGCGCGCTGAGAAGTGCCTGTGGGCGGGACCCACCCATATTTTTTTTTGAAAAAAGAAAAGATCAGTCCAACGCCAGAGTCTCTGTGTTCTAGCGGCGGCGGCGCGTTGAACTGATCCCAGGTCACACTAGAACCAAAACAGTTACGAGAGGCAAACAACCCAGTCTCTTCTCCGTTTTGGACATCATTTAAGATTAGTCAAATCTCTAATGTGACCAGGGATCAGCAGTCAGTGCCCTATCGCCGTACGAGATATTTCAACGCGAAGAAATACCAGCGATTCACTTCCTGCTACTGATCCCAGGTCTAATAGTTGCCCCGCGGGAGCTTATCCGGCACGTAGCTATTAGACCAGGGATCAGGGTAAGTTTAGCATACTAACGTGCACACGTTCTGCTCCAATCCTTACCTAATCCTACTTGCTTTTGTAGGTGCAAGTCCCCAGAATATTTATAGTTTTGTTTCAGCGATAAATATCCAAATGAAGCTGAAATTAAGTTATAGCACAATATCCTATATACTCAAGGACAATATTGTCGCACCCTAGAGAAGAGCATGTGGGCGGGTCCCACCCATATAAAAAAATAAAAATTTTTTTCTTTTTAGGGCTTGACAATTATCCTATAATAACCTATAAACAAATCAGTTGTAATAATAACAAAAACAGAAAGGAATACATTATGCAACCATTAAGAAAAGACCACGTTGATAGGTGGAGTGAGTTTGTACGAGATGAATTCGGAATTGCTTTTAATAGAGCGGAAGAAGAAATCGAAGTACAAGCGCAAGAAAAAGTTGAGGAAGTTGGTAAAGATTTTGCCAAGGAACTTAAACTTAATCTTAAAATAAAAGAGTTGGATAAGAACGTAAATGCGTTGAGAGATTTCCAAGATAAGAAACAATCTATGGAAAATGATTTACGTTATAAAGCTCAAAAAATCGCTGATGAAATTTCAGAGATTTATAACAATAATAAAAAAAGGCGTAAATGGGATATGAATAACATCTCTATTAATGTTAAAGATGACAACGATCCTGTTGAATACATAACAAAAAAAATTAAAAAAGCTTGTTATGAAGAAGCAAAACGTCACTTTACAGCGAAGCATAAGTTGTATCATGCTTTAGATCAAAAACGTAAAAAGTGTTTGAATATACTTTATACTGGTAGTCATATTCAACCGACTTTGAGCGAGTTATCTAAAGAAATGAAAACCGCTAATATTCAATTAGATTTGCCTAATTCTTTATTAGCTTTACCGAGTAAATAATATGGATCAGATTTGGACATTATTATTTATTGGTTATGGAATAGGTTTTATTATTATTGCTTACTTTGGGATAACTGGAGTAAATGAAATAATAGAATTTAAAAATAGACAACATAAACTTTCTAAAAGTTTTAAGAAAGCAAAACAAATGGAGTTTAAATTTGATAAATAAATAAATAAACGTGGCGCGAGAAATCGCGCCACACTAGAAAATTATAGAGAAGAGCATGTGGGCGGGGCCCACCCAGGAAAAAAATATAAATTATTTTGGCACAAATCCGAAAAAAAATCACATATACTTATGAGGTCAGTTAGTTAGTTCCCTTCTCTAGCTGGCCTCTGTGGATAACTTTAAATTAATTTATTTAAGGGGTTTACAATATAGGATAATATGTTAAATTGTTTTATTAACTTAACGAAAGGAATACAATGTCACTATTAGTACACTACCAAAACCTAAAACACTTTGATGCAGATAAATGTCAGTGGTTAGGTGAAAAAGGTCAAAACGCAATTGACCAAAAAAAACAAGCGGACACTCTTGGTTGGTTGATGATGTCAATTGGAGTTTATGAGATCACAGAAAAAACTATTGATGAAATGATTTTCAGAGTAAAATTTTTAGATTTTATTCACGGTTCGTCATACTTTGTTGGCAATCCGAGTGACACGGATCTTCGACAATTATTCAAAAACCATATTGGTTTAAGAATAGCTGTCACTAACACTGGTCTTAAAAACATCAGCACACGACATAAGTTTATGGTCGCTCAATTAAATTCACTGGAGGAAAAAATTATGGAACAAATAAATAAATAGGTTTCGTTAAGAAATAGGCCATGCAGTATTTGCATGGCCTATCCTACATTATCCTATGCAATAACCGCATACCTCTCCAGGTTGTATAGAGAAGAGCATGTGGGCGGGACCCACCCAGGCGCGCTTCGCGCGCTTTAAAAGGGGACCCTAAAGGAATTACTTTCGAACTCGCGTGATTTATTATTTATCGAATACCCCTTAGTTTTGTAGGGGTCCCAGACCTACCCTATAGTGTTTGATTTGGATAGTTAATCATGTATAATACTTTACCACCCATATTGAAATGTATGCTAACTGTTGAAGATATTAATAAAATAGAAGATCCTCTTGAGCGAAGAAAGCTCAAAATACAGATAATAGAACGTCATAAGAGAAAAGAACTTAAACAAGTCCGTACTAAATTTTTGCCTTTTGTGAAAAAGATGTGGCCAGATTTTATAGAGGGGTCCCACCACACTGAGATAGCAGATAAGTTTAATAAACTAGCAACTGGAGAATTGACCCGTCTAATTATAAACATGCCACCTAGGCATACTAAATCAGAATTTGCATCGTTCTTTCTTCCTGCATGGATGATTGGACAGAATCCAAAATTAAAAATAATTCAAGCAACCCACACAGCAGAACTTGCTGTAAACTTTGGTCGTAAAACAAAACATTTAATTGACTCACAAGAATATCAAGAAGTTTTTAAAACAAGACTCCAAGAAGATAGTAAAGCTGCAGGACGTTGGAATACATCTGATGGTGGTGAATATTTTGCAGTCGGTGTCCAAGGTGCGGTAACCGGGAGAGGTGCTGATCTACTTATCATCGATGATCCACATTCCGAGCAAGATGTAAACTCACCATCTGCATTTGATAATGCTTATGAGTGGTATACCAGTGGACCACGGCAAAGGCTTCAACCAGGAGGTCGTATTGTTTTAGTTATGACTCGTTGGAGTACAAAAGATTTAACACAAAGATTGTTAAATGCACAAAGCAACGAGAACGCCGATCAATGGGAAGTAGTAGAGTTTCCTGCAATCCTTCCAAGTGGAGATCCAGTCTGGCCTGAATATTGGAAGCTCGAGGACCTTGAATCTGTTAAAGCATCAGCGGGTGTTGCAAAGTGGAACGCGCAATACATGCAGAACCCAACTTCAGAAGAAGGAGCTCTCATTAAACGTGAGTGGTGGAAAAATTGGGAATCAGAACATATGCCCGTTATTGAACATACTATTCAAAGTTATGATACAGCATTCTTAAAAAAAGAAACCGCAGATTATTCTGCCATTACAACATGGGGAGTCTTTCGTCCAAATGAAGACTCACCTCGTCAATTAATTTTATTAGATTCTTACAAAGAACGTTTAGAGTTTCCAGAGTTACGTCGTGTTGCATTAGAGCAATATAAATATTGGAATCCTGAAACAGTTATCATTGAAGCAAAAGCATCCGGACTCCCATTAATGTATGAACTCCGACAGATGGGAATTCCTGCTATGAATTTTACACCCAGTAAAGGCCAAGATAAAATTGCAAGAGTTAATGCAGTGTCTCCTCTTTTTGAAGCTGGACAAATTTGGGCGCCTCTTGACCAAGAGTTTGCGCAGGAACTTGTTGAAGAGTGTGCAGCGTTTCCTTATGGTGACCATGATGATTTAGTTGACTCCACGACCCAAGCTCTGCTAAGATTCAGACAAGGTGGATTTATAGATCATCCTGAAGATTATAGAGAAGAAGACCAACCTAAAAGAAAAAAGAAGTTTTATTGGTGATTTGACTTTTGTAGGATTTTGTAGTATACTGTTTTTTTACAGAAAGGAATACAATGTACTATTGGACACCAAAACGATTAAAAGAACTAAAAGAGCGAGGATATAAATTGACGTACGAGAACCATAAACAAAATCCAACATTAGTTAAAAACATGAAACACGTTAAACGAGATCAAATTCCGCCAGTAAGTGGCCCTGATCCACAAGGCTTGATTAATGAATCAAAAGCATATAAACAAGATAAATTGGAGAAAATAAATGGCAGAAATAGACAAAGCATTAACCGACATAAAAAAATCGGTTGAAATAGCAGGACCTGAAGAACAAATTGAGGTTCAAGAAGAGATTACCGAATCATTACCTGACGCTGGTGAAACAGAGATTACTCCGACTGAAGATGGCGGCGTAGAAATTAATTTTGAACCTGGAGCATTTAACCAAGCGCAAAGTGAAAACCACTTTGATAATTTAGCTGAGTTATTACCAGAGGAAATATTAGGTCCTCTAGGTTCAGAATTAAATCAAAACTACATGGACTACAAAGAGTCTCGTAAAGAATGGGAGCACACTTACGTTACAGGATTAGATCTTTTAGGATTTAAATACGAAGATCGAACAGAACCTTTTAGTGGAGCTGCAGGTGCAACACACCCAGTTCTTGCAGAAGCAGTTACTCAGTTTCAAGCGTTAGCTTACAAAGAATTATTACCAGCGGATGGACCCATTAGAACTCAAATTATGGGTGCACCATCTCCTGAAAAAGAAATGCAATCTAAAAGAGTAAAAGATTTTATGAATTGGCAATTGATGGATCAAATGAAGGAATACGAACCTGAGTTCGATCAATTGTTATTTTACCTCCCTCTTGCTGGATCTGCCTTTAAGAAAGTTTACTATGACGATCTTTTAGGCAGAGCAGTTTCTAAATTTGTACCTGCAGAAGATTTGGTTGTTCCATATACTGCAACATCTTTAGAAGATGCAACAGCCGTGGTTCACGTTATTAAAACCAAAGAGAATGATTTAAGAAAACAACAAGTGAATGGTTTTTACAGAGACGTGGATCTCGGAACTCCGGGAGATACTGAATCTGATTTAGAAAGAAAAGAACGAGAGTTAGAAGGAATACAAAAAACAAAAGATGAAAGCGTTTACAATATTTTAGAATTTCATGTTGACTTAGATTTAGAAGGCTTCGAGGACCGAGGACAAGATGGTCAACCTACAGGAATTAAACTACCATACATTGTAACAATAGAAGAAGCATCGAGAGAAGTATTATCGATTAGAAGAAACTATGAAATAGGTGATCCACTTAAAAAGAAAATTTCTTATTTTGTACATTTTAAATTTTTACCTGGATTAGGATTTTATGGTTTTGGTTTAATACATATGATCGGTGGCTTATCAAGAACTGCGACTGCAGCTTTAAGATCATTATTAGATGCTGGTACCCTCTCCAATTTGCCAGCAGGATTTAAGATGCGCGGCATCAGAATTAGAGATGACGCGCAATCTATTACTCCAGGTGAATTTAGAGATGTGGATGCTCCGGGTGGAAACATTAAAGATGCTTTTATGGCACTTCCGTTTAAAGAGCCTTCGCAAACTTTGTTACAGCTTATGGGTGTCGTTGTATCAGCAGGACAGCGTTTCGCGTCTATTGCTGACCTTCAAGTAGGTGATGGGAACCAACAAGCAGCAGTGGGAACGACAGTGGCTTTGTTGGAACGAGGAAGCAGAACTATGTCTGCGATTCACAAAAGAATTTATGTGAGTCTTAAACATGAGTTTAAAATGCTTGCTCGAGTATTTAAGTTATACCTTCCACAAGAGTATCCTTATGATGTTGTGGGGGGTCAACGATTTATTAAGAAAGCTGATTTTGATGACAGAGTAGATATCCTTCCTGTTGCAGATCCAAATATATTTTCTCAGACTCAAAGAATATCAATTGCTCAAGCTGAATTACAATTAGCACAATCTAATCCACAAATGCATAATTTATACAATGCATATCGTGCAATGTATGAAGCATTGGGTGTAAAAAATATTGATATGATTTTAAATCCTGTACCACGACCGCAACCAATGGACCCAAGTGTAGAAGCAATACAAGCTTTAGCAGGAAAACCTTTCCAAGCGTTCAAAGGACAAGATCATAGAGCTCATATTACTGCCCATTTAAATTTTATGACATCATCTATGGCTAGAAATAACCCAGCGGTAACTGCTTCAATGCAAAAAAACATTTTTGAACACATTTCTTTGATGGCATTAGAGCAAGTTGAGGTAGAATTTAAAGATCAAATCGTCATGATGCAACAAATGCAGCAACAAATTCAAGCAAATCCTGCATTAGCGCAAGATCCGCAGCTTCAACAGCAGATAATGAGCGTAAATATGCAGATTGAATCTAGAAAAGCAGTGTTAATAGCAGAAATGTTTGAAGATTTTGCAAAAGAAGAGAAACAATTGATGGGTGAATTTGGAAATGACCCAATTGCTAAGTTAAAAGCAAGAGAATTAGACATAAGAGCTAAAGATGACTTCGTAAAAGCAGAACAAGCTCAAGAAAAAATCAATCTTGATCGAATGAAAGCGTTTATGAACCAACAAAACAAGGATGAAAAGCTTGAACAGAACGAAGAGCTAGCAGAATTACGTGCTGCGACTTCCCTTGCTAAACAAGAAATGGCTAACCAAAGTAAAATTCACGATTTTGGTAGAAATTTCAGAAAAAAATAAATATAATATCTTAAGGAGAAAATTATGGCAGATTTAAAAAATAAACTTTCTTATGGTAGAAAAGGAGAAGTTGCTTCTTCTAATGCAACTGGTGGTGTAGAGATTGCAACTCCAGAAATTAGAACTGAAACAGATCCTAGATCTACTATCCTTACAAACCAAGACAGAGTATTCAACAAAATAGGTGTTGGAGACGAAGTTGAAGTTAGAGGGACTAGAAGAATGTTAAAATCTAAAAGTAAAAAAGCAACTTGGTATTAAATTATGTGGTTTCAGGCAATTAAATTAGCCGTCTCTGCTGGAAGTAAAATTTATGCTAATAAGCAGAAGGCCAAGATGGCAATGTCAGATGCACAACTTTTGCATGCTGAAAAACAAGCTCGTGGTGAGGAAGCTTACCAGGGTAAACTTTTAGAAGCCCGTCAAGCAGATTATAAGGACGAGGCGGTTTTAATAATTTTGTCGGCGCCCATAGCGGTGCTGGCTTGGGCAGTCGTAAGTGACGATCCGGCTGCTATGGACAAAGTAAAAATTTTCTTTGACCACTTCGCGTCATTGCCGTCATGGTTTACAAACTTGTGGATCCTTGTCGTGGCGAGCATTTATGGAATCAAGGGAACACAAATCTTTAGAGGAGGAAAAAAATAATGCCTAATAGATACTTTAATAAACAAGTTGCTAATTCTAGAGCTGCTATGAAAGTAGGTGGAAGAGCAATGAAAATGGGTGGTGGAAAAATGTCTACTGCTAGAAAAGACATGGAGTCTGGTTACTACAAAGACGACATGGGAATGAAAGGCGGAGCCATGTATAAAAAAGGTGGCAAAGTCGGTAAAAAGAAACAAGGTTACAAAGCTAGAAAAGATGAATCTATCGCTATGAGAATCAAAAAGAAAAGAACTAAGAAGCAATTAAAAGCTTCAAGAGATGATTCTTACGGAAGATTTGGAAGCAAAGCTAAAAAATCTGGTAAAATAAACAAGTAAGGAGACTTATGCCAAAACCAATACCAAAAGGTAAAAAAGGAAAAGGAATAAGAAAACTTAAAAAGGTAGCTCCACAAGTTGCAAAACGAATGGGTTACAAAAGAGGAAGAAGAGCTCATGGCTAAACTTTGTCCAGCAGGTAAAGCAGCAGCGAAGAAAAAATTCGCAGTTTATCCCAGTGCATATGCAAATATTTGGGCAAGCAAATACTGCAAGGGCAAAGTTGGTCGTAAGAAAAAATCAAGCGGCGGCCTTGCACAAAGAGGCAAAGGTTGTGAAATTAGATGAGCGGATTAAAAAAGTGGCTAGACGAGAAATGGGTGGACATCGGAGCACCGAAGAAGGATGGCAAGTATCAACCATGCGGTCGTCAGAAGGGGAGCAAACGAAAGTATCCAAAATGCGTCCCACTTGCCAAAGCCACACGGATGACAAGTGGACAAAAGGCGAGTGCTGTCAAACGAAAAAGAGCAGTATCTAATACAGGGCCTAAACCTACTAACGTTGCAACATTTGCTAAACGAGATAGAAAAGCAATTGGAGGAATAATATGAAATCTCAAAAAAGAAAAGCTATCAAGAAAGTAATTAAAGGTTTAAAAAAAGCATCTAAGACACACGCTGGTCAAGCTAAAACTTTAAAGAAAGTTATTGGATCTAAAAAATGAAAATGCCAAATACAAAATATACAGGTAGTTTTATAAAAGGTGGTCCGGGAGAAAATCAAAGTTATAAAAAATATTACGGCAAATTACTTCAAGGTTTTAAAAGAGGTGGTGACGTAATGCCGAAAAGAAATAAGAAAAACTTTCGTCCTACAGAAAAGGGCGCAGGCATGACACAAGCTGGGGTCAAAGCCTATCGAAGAGCAAATCCCGGCAGTAAACTAAAAACAGCGGTTACTGGCAAAGTCAAACCAGGATCAAAAGCTGCAAATCGACGTAAGTCGTATTGCGCACGTAGCGCAGGTCAAATGAAAAAATTTCCTAAAGCTGCGAAGGATCCTAATTCAAGATTGAGACAGGCTCGTAGAAGATGGAAATGTTAGAAGCACTTAAAAAAAGATACGAAGCAGATATCGCTGAAGCTCAAGCAACTATAGAAATTTATTTAAATAAATCTGTGGGTATTGGAGAACATCCTCAACACATAGCAGAAATAGATAAACTTCTAGCAACTATTGCTGAAGCTAAAGACAAACTAAAGGTAATAGAATGGATGAAATAAACTTAATATCTAAAATACAAAAACAATTAAAAGAAAATTACCAACAAATTGGTGATGCAATGATTGGTGGTGGTGTTGACAATATGGAGAAATACAAGTACATGTTGGGACAGGCACATGCCTACCAATTTATTTCAGGGGAAATATCCAACCTGCTAAACAAAGGAGCTACGAATGGAAAAGACGGAGACGGCAAAATCGTCAACATTGGAAAAGACAGAAGTCCCAAAGCATAAAAATGCTTTGGCAGAAAAATACGAAAAAGAAAACGAAAAGCAACATCAAAAAGAAGTTGATAGTTACGAACGTTTAAAGACAAAAGAGTCTTCAAAATTACCTCGACCAACTGGTTGGAGAATTTTAGTTTTACCTTTTAAAATGCCAGAGAGAACTAAAGGTGGATTATACCTTGGACAAGATACTTTGGAAAGGCAACAAGTTGCATCTACATGTGGACTCGTTCTTGAAATGGGACCTCATTGTTATGATAAGGAAAAATTTCCTGAAGGGCCTTGGTGCAAAAAAGGAGAGTGGGTTATCTTTGCTCGTTATGCGGGTTCAAGATTACCTATAGATGGTGGGGAAGTAAGATTGCTAAATGATGATGAAGTGTTAGCAACCATCGAAAAACCCGAAGATATACTTCATACATTTTAACAACCATAGGAGAATACTATGCAAGACACAGATAAACCCGTTGACATAGATACATCCGGTCCAGGTGCAGAAGTGGAGTTAGAAGAATCAAAAGAAAATTTGATTGAAGAAACTTTACAAGAAGACAAAACACCAGCCGAGGATAAAACTCATGAAAACGAACGTGAAACAAAACTTGAAGACGGTGGTAGCGCCGATGACGCAATTGCGAAATCTGATGAGCCAACTGATGTTCAAGATAAAGAAGAGAATAAAGAAAAAAAGAAAGAATTAGAAGAATACTCTGAAGGAGTAAAAAGAAGAATAGCTAAATTAACTAAAAAAATGCGTGAATCAGAGCGGAGAGAAGAAGCTGCAACGATGTACGCTAAAAGTGTTTTAGCTGAAAAAGAAGCTTTAAGTTCTAGACTTGCAAAATTAGATACAGGATTTGTATCTGAAAAAGAAAATAGAATTAAAGCTGGTATGGAAGCAGCTGTTGCAAAACTTGCAAAAGCTAGAGAAGAAAATGACATGAAAGCTGAAGTTGCTGCAACTGCAGAAATTTCAAGACTAGGTTATGAAGAAGCAAGACTTGCTGATTTAAAAGCTAGACAAGCTGAAAAGAAAACGGAAACTCCCGTACCTCAACCAACACAACAAGAAGTGGAAATGCCAAGAGTAGTGGATTCTAGAGCAAGAGATTGGGCTAGAAAAAACGAATGGTTCAACAAAGATCCCATTATGACTGAGGGAGCAAAAGTAATCCATAGACAATTGACAGAAATTGAAGGATATGACCCTAATACTGAACCTGAAGAATATTATTCAGAAGTAGATAGAAGAATAAGACTTGAATTTCCGCACAAATTTGATACAATTGCATCTCAGGAAACGACTAAACCAACTCAAACTGTAGCTTCGGCTACGCGAGTGAATAAAACATCAGGTCGCAAAATTGTGAAACTCACGCCTTCACAGGTAGCAATTGCTAAAAAATTGGGTGTGCCACTTAAAGACTATGCGGAACAATTAAAAATCACGGAAGGAGTATAAGCATGGAAAATCAAGACAAAAAAACTTCACGTGCGAGTCAGACTAGAGAAAAAGAATCTCGACCAAAAGTCTGGTCTCCACCATCTTTATTAGATGCACCCCCTGCACCGGCAGGATATGTACACAGATGGCTTAGAGCTGAGTCAATGGGATTCGACGATTCTAAGAATGTACAAAGCAGAATAAGATCTGGCTTTGAATTAGTTAGAGCTGACGAATACAATGAAACGGACTACGCTGTAGTACAAGACGGTAAATACAAGGGAGTGATCGGTCAAGGTGGCCTAGTGCTCGCTAGAGTACCTGTAGAGATCGCAAAACAATACGCTGAATACTATCGTAATCAAGCGCGAGAAGCAGAAAATGCTTTTGATAATGATCTCTTAAAGGAAGAGCATCCAAGTATGCCTATCAGTGTTGATAGAAATACTCGTGTAACTTTTGGTGGTACGAAGAAATAAGTTTTTTAACAATTTCTAGTTACATCAATTAAATTAAACAATGGAGAAAAACTATGGCAAACCAAAATAGTCCTTTCGGCTTAAGAGCGATAGGAAAAATCGGTCAAAATAGAGACAACCAAGGTTTAGCAGAATTTAGTATTGCAGCATCAGCTACAGCTATATTCGGTCAAGATCCAGTGAAGGCGTTAAATACTGGAACGATTGGAGTAGCAGCTACTGGTGATACTTTATTAGGATCTCTAAACGGCGTTTTCTTTACTGACGCGAATACAAGTAAACCAACGTTTGCGAACCATCTATTAGCAAGTAACACTGCTACAGATATCGTAGGCTTTGTATCTTCAGATCCATATGAAAGATTTGAGATACAATCAGACAACACAACAGCGTCTGCTCAAACTGATGTTTTCATGAACTATGACATCACTTACAGCGCAGGAAGTACACATGACTATTTATCAGGTGTTCAACTATACGATGCATCAACATCGGCAACTAGTGGACAACTAAAAGTAGTTGGTGTTTCAAAAGACATTAAGAACAATGACTTAGGTGCATCGCACGTAAACTTTGTTGTAATGATCAATGAACACTTCTTGAACT